TTAAACGCAAAGGGCTTAGGAGTAGTAACCGCTACGCCGGAAATAGACGGGGTTACTCGTCGTATTCCCCTAGTCGTAAACGTAGAGTCAAAACTTTACCCAAGCTTCGCACTAGAACTCTTAAGAGTCGGGTTAGACCATCCTTCGTACCAGCTAAAAACAACACAAGAGGGTATTGAATGGATAAGGGTACCAAGTTACCCACTCATGAATACAGATGCAAATGGTCGTATCTTTTTAGATTGGAATACAAACTTTTATAGACAATCTGCATCAGAGTTTATGATGAACCCTATAGATGCACCTTTTGTAATTATCGGCACGACTGCAGAGGGTATAACTAACCCTGTGCCGACCCCTGCGGGGGCAAAGTACCCACATGAAATACAAGCAAATATTTTACACAATCTTATTAATGGTTCCGCTCCTGCTACTCCTACTTGGTCTGGTGGAGCAGAGCTTTTGGGAGCAGTTATCGCAGTCACTATTATTGCACTCACAGCATCCTATATATGGTTTAGCGTTCCGATATTATTCTCTATAATAGGTGGGCTAATTTATGCAGCCTGGTATGCGTTTCAATCTTCTTATTTGATAGACGTCAGCGGCATTATTTTAATCTCGTTTTTATTGTGGAGTATTGAAAGTTTCCGTAATTTCATTACGCAGTATTTCCTCCGATTACAAATTAAACAACAATTTGGGACGTACGTTAGTCCCGACCTTGTGAAAAAATTACAGGACGATCCAACATTACTGAGATTGGGTGGGGAGACAAAACGACTAACTTTTCTTTTTTCTGATATCCGAGGATTCACACCAATTTCAGAGAAATACCAAAGTGACCCACAGGGACTTACAACTCTTATAAATCGTTTCTTGGATAATCAAACAGAAATTATACTAAAACATGGTGGAACAATTGATAAATATATGGGAGATTGTATAATGGCATTTTGGGGTGCACCGCTTGATGACGAAGATCAAGTACTCAATGCAACCAAAGCGGTTCTTGAAATGAAAGAATCTTTAGGAGAACTAAATGAAACCCTCGCAAAAGAAGGCTTGGATCAAATTAATACAGGAGCAGGAATCAACACAGGACTCTGCGTGGTTGGGAACTTTGGTTCTAGCAACAGGTTTGACTATTCTGTGCTTGGTGATTCTGTCAATCTTGCTGCACGGCTGGAATCCAGTTGCAAAGATTACAATACTGACTTAATTATATCAGAATATAGTTTACTTGATGAATACGATTATGAATTTTTAGACGAAGTTACAGTAAAAGGTAAGAGTGAACCCGTTAAAATCTATACCATCAGAAAATAGGTCTTGACAATTTTGCTCTGTTTTGATATAATTATCAACATACGAAGAAAAAATCTTCAAGATATTAAGGAATAAATATGGACGCCAACGAAGTCGCCGCAGAATTAGCAAAACACGAAGCTGTATGTGCAGAAAGATGGAAAACTGCATTCAATAAGTTTAATGATTTAGAGCAGCAGGTGACCAGAATTGAAACAATACTTATTGGAGCCGCAGGAACTATGCTATGTGGGGGTCTTGGTGTGCTTTGGACTATAATATCAATGCATCCGTAGGAGAAATTATGCAAAAAGAAGGATACCAAACAAAGGTTATGAAGCCAGAGAAGAAAAAAGAACTTCCTATTTATCAAAAAAGAAATCATTGGTGTTTCAGACATGAAGGATTACTGCATAAGTATGATTCAAAGTCCGAAGCAGAAGAAAAATACTTAGAATTAACAAAATAATATGGCAAACAGTATTGAAGAAGCCCTTAAAAAGGCAGTACAAAAGGTAGACTCTACCGAGATCAAAGAAGGTGAAGGCGCAGAGCCTAGTCAAGAGTTATCTGCAAGAGTTAAAAGACTCATGGCACGAAAAACTAACCTTCAAAGAAAACGCAGGAAAAAATTACCATCTACACTTAGATGAAAAAGAAACTTTCCCACGAAGAACGTTGGAAGATTTGTCAAAAGTGTCCACATTTAAATAAAACGTGGAAGTTTTGTAAAATCTGTCATTGTTTTATGCCCCTCAAGACTAAATTAAGATGGGCAGAGTGTCCCGACGAACCAGTTCGTTGGACTTAGGAGAAATACTTATGGCAATGCGTAAGAAAAAGAAGAAAAAAGGTGGCAAAAAACGGAGCAGAGGATAATACTCCAGGCTATATGGTCTGGTTAAACTACTTTAGAAGTATCAAACATGTATGTCCCTGGTCTTATAAGTCTTTTATCGCAGGCACTACAAACATTGTTCCTTATGATCCAGAAATACTTATATTAAATGAGATCAACTGGGGAACAGAACCGTGGGAGGTGATCATCTATTTGGTGGGTGATGACCTAACTCTTGAAGAGATTGACAAAATAGTGGAGAGTAGAAATGATCTCCAGAACAAATGCGAATATTTATGGTCTCACCCATCTTTTACCAAAGGTGGAAATAATCAAACTCCCGTAGCTGTAATTATACAGCAAGACCGTCAAAGGTTAGAGGAACTTAGAAATGGTAATGCGTAAGAAAACAAAAAAGAAAAGAGGTTTAAAACCTTGCTTGACTACAAAGCAGCGTAAGCTACCAAAAGCTTTGCAGGCAGCAATAAGGAAGAAAAACAGACCTTGTAGATAATGGCTAGATGGTCAATTAAATACAAGCGAAGTATAAATTGTGCCAGACCTAAAGGGTTTTCACAAAAGCAATACTGTGCAAGAAAACGAAGAGGGGGGAAATATAAAAATGCCCGTAAGAAAAGTAAAAGGCGGCTTTAAATGGGGAAAGTCTGGCAAAGTCTACAAGACTAAAAAAGAGGCAGAAGCCCAAGGCAGAGCAATCTACGCATCAGGATATGGCAAAAAGAAAAAGAAAAGATCCAAGAGTCGGAACAGGAAAAAAGCCAAAAGGTAGTGGCAGAAGACTTTATACTGACGAGAATCCAAAAGATACCGTTAGAATTAAGTTTGCTACTATAAAAGATGCTAGAGCAACTGTACGAAAAGTTAAAAGAGTTCGTAAAAGTTATGCAAGAAAAATACAGATATTAACTGTAGGAGAACAAAGAGCAAGAGTGATGGGCAAGAAAACTGTCGCATCAATCTTCAAGTCTGCGAAAGCAGGATTAAGAAAAGCACATGGCAGTAAGAAGAAAAAGAAGAAAGGCGGCCGTTAAAAAGAAACGACCAATACCTACAAATCCATCTCTATACGCTAGAGTAAAGGCTGAGGCAAAGAGAAAATTTAAGGTATACCCAAGTGCATATGCAAATGGGTGGTTAGTTAGAACTTATAAGGCACGTGGCGGAAAATATCGTATGGGCGTGTCAAGGAGAAAGAAAAGATAACATGTATAAGATTACAACTTGGATCTATGAAAAATGGGATCAGTTAATAAATATACTCTCAGGAAAAGATAAAAACTGGGACGGGCAAGTGGACATCAAAGATCATATGATGGAAGCTGAAGAAAAAACTAAAGATGGCTAAACCTCGTGGCGGATTAACAAGATGGTTTAAAGAAAATTGGGTTGATATAAGTCGTCCTAAAAAGAAAGGAAGATATCAACCTTGCGGTAGAAAGAAAGCAAGAACCGCTAGAGGTGGCTACCCAAAATGTGTCCCTGCTCGTGTGGCAGCAAGAATGTCAGCAGCAGAGAGAAGGTCGGCTGTTCGGCGTAAAAGAAGTAAAGCACAAGGTGTAGGTGGTAAACCTACAAATGTTCGTACCTTTACTAAGAGAAAACGTAGAAAAACTAGCCGAAGAAAAGGCAGGTAGATATGCAAAAAGACGTAGTAAAAGAAATACTACAGGTCGTAAAAATGTCAATCAAATTAAGAACCGCAGTTGAAGGAAGATTAGCTTGGGGTCAGGATTTCCGCACCCTACTTAATCTGCCGAAGACAGAGAGCAATAAAGAGCTAATAGAGCAACATTGGGCAAATGGCACTGAATAAAAGAACACATAAAAAGTTTATTAAAAATAGAGATGTTTTTAAGACAGCAACTGCAGCACGAAAACGTGCTAGAAAGTTAGGATTAAAAGGCATACATGCTCATGGCAGAGGAAAAGCCAAGAGATTTATGCCAGGAAGCTCTCACTCAGTATATACGAGAGCTTTAAGGAAAAAGAATGGCAAGAACAGGTAGTTTTTTAACTGGACCAACTGGTGTGCATAACACTCAGAAGATCCGTAAACACAGACTAAATAGAGGAATTACTAGAGATATGAATGCAGCCGCAGGAACTTCTGTAAACAGTAAGAACGCAGGCAGTTATGAAGCATTTAGATACTCAGCAGCTCCTAAACCTATTGGCCCAAGATTTGGTAAGACCGTTAACCCAAAACGAGCTAGTTTTGGTAGAAGAGGTGCAGGACGATTATTACCAAGGAGAGGTAGATAGACCTTATTAAAGACTTTCATAAATTCATGAAAGCAGGACGACTTCATAGAGTCGTAAATATGATTAACAATGGCACTAACAGCAAGCGAAAAAGCAAAACTAAAAAGGTACGGTCTCAGCGGTCTTAACAAACCAAAGAGAACACCGAAGCACCCAAGTAAAAAAGCTGTAGTAGCAGTGCGTGATGGTAATCGTATAAAAATTATTCGCTTTGGAGCACAGGGCATGGGACATAATTATAGTCCTGAAGCCCGAAGAAGTTTCAAAGCGAGGCACAGAAGAAATATTGCTAGAGGCAAAACTTCTGCAGCCTGGTGGGCTAATAAAGTCTTTTGGGCAGGTAAAGGAGGTTCTGTAAAAAGACCTCCCAAATCCCAAAAGCATGTAAAAGGTAGAAGAAGAAAAACAACTAGAAAAAGAAGGACTAGAGGATGAGCATACCCAAAATGATTGATAAACGCCAAGCGTGGCTTGACGGAGTATCAGTTGAAGCAATGGCAGTAGTGTCAAAGCTAACAAAAAGAACTAAAGCAGGAATCACACTTTCGGACAGAGAGGATATGATGTTAGAACTTTGTAGTGGATATCTTTATATGCTTACCTTATGCAAAGAGGAAGGATTGTTTGATTCTGACGACCCATTTAACTTATTTAACAAAGAGACCATACATTGATTGAAATAAGCCGCTCAGACATTGCGTCTGACTTTCACATGGATCTTCCAGCAGAAGATCGCTTTATCAAGTTGCCTATTGAGGGGTATCTTGATCTTTTGGGTGTAAGCCCTAACACATCTCAAACTGCAATTATCAATGCAATCAATAATCCCAAATATCGTTTTGTCTGTGCGGCTGTTTCTCGTCGTCAAGGTAAAACATACATTTCTAATATTATAGGACAGTTAGTTTGTCTAGTTCCAAACTCTCATGTACTACTCATGTCCCCAAATTACTCATTATCTCAAATATCATTTGACTTACAGAGAAATCTCATCAAGCATTTTGATTTAGAGGTAACTAGAGATAATGCTAAAGATAAAGTTATTGAACTTTCAAATCAATCAACAATAAGAATGGGTTCTATCAATCAGGTAGACTCTGTTGTTGGTCGTTCCTACGATTTAATTATATTTGACGAAGCTGCACTTACTGATGGCAGAGATGCTTTCAATGTTGCACTACGTCCTACACTAGATAAAGATAATTCAAAAGCTATTTTTATATCTACTCCAAGGGGTAGAAATAATTACTTTGCAGAATTTTACTATCGTGGATACTCTGATGAGTTTCCAGAATGGTTAAGTATAAAAGCAACTTGGCATGAAAATCCTCGTGTATCTGAAGATGATATTAAAGAGGCAAAAAAGACAATGTCAGAGGCAGAGTTCAATCAAGAATATTTAGCAGACTTTAATGTATTTGAAGGTCAAATCTGGAGATTCAATCATGAGCAGTGTATTGGAAACTTCTCTGAGATAGAAGTAAGAGATATGGATGTATTCGCAGGACTTGACGTAGGTTATAAAGATCCTACTGCTTTCTGTGTAATTGCTTACGATTGGGATACTGAAACTTATCATGTATTAGATGAGTACTATAACTCAGAAAGAACTACAGAACAGCATGCAACAGAGATTCAAAAATTAATCCAAAAATGGGATATTGATTATATTTATATTGATTCAGCTGCTCAACAAACAAGATACGACTTTGCACAGAATTACGATATTAGCACTATAAATGCTAAGAAATCTGTGCTAGACGGTATAGGTCATGTAGCAGGTATAGTGGATAACGATAAGCTACATGTAGATCAAAAATGCAAAGAAGTGCTTATGGCGTTAGACCAATACCAGTGGGATCCAAATCCAAATCTCATGAAAGAGAAACCAAAACATGACATGGCATCTCATATGGCTGATGCTCTACGTTACGCACTCTATACATTTGAAACTAGTGTCACTTCGTTTTAGTAAGACCTGTAAAAAACAGTTCTTGACATATGATGTGTATTTTTGGTATAATTCTAATTAAGAGTATAAATATGAATTTAAAGAGAGATTTAGTTAAATATGTGAGAGACAAAGCTAAATCACAATACAAAAAAGGAAATAGTTGTTTCATTTGCGGAAACAACGAGAATTTAGATTTTCATCATTACTACGGTTTAACAGAATTACTAGAAACTTGGTTAAAAAAGAAGAATATAATTATTGAGAAAGAGCAAGACATACTAGAAATTCGTGAACTGTTTATTGATGAGAATAGAGAAAAAGTTTACGATTATACGGTTACACTTTGTCATAAACATCATCTAAGACTACATTCAATTTATGGAAAAAGACCCAAATTGATAACCGCAGAAAAACAAAATAATTGGGTCAAGAAACAGAGAGACAAACATGGCATGGTATGACAGACTATTAGGCAGAAATCAGGACTTCTATGATGATGAAAAACTGAACCCTGCTCAATATGTAATATCTCGTGACGAGGGTATGACAATTGACTCTCGCGAAGTTGTTACCAATTACAAAAATGCTTATGAACAACTAGAGATAGTTAACCGTGCAGTAAACATGATTGTAGATGACTCTGCAGAAATTCCATTTCAAGTAGGAGATCAAATACAAGGCATAAATAATATTGTTAAAAATATTCGTAAGTCGCGAGTAGATATTTTAATTAATAAAGAGCCGAACCCATTTCAGGATATTAGCACATTTAAAAGAAACTTAGTTATAGATTTATTACTAGATGGTAATATATTTATATACTTTGATGGTGCACATCTATATCATTTACCCGCAGATAGAGTAACAATTTATAGTGATACAGATACATATATAGATAAGTATTCTTTTGATAATACTATTGATTATTCACCAAGAGAAATTATCCATATTAAAGAAAACAGTTTTCACTCCATATATCGTGGAGTACCAAGATTAAAACCTGCATTTAGAACTATGCAGTTGCTTGGAAGCATGAGAAACTTTCAAGATAACTTTTTTAAGAATGGAGCAGTGCCAGGATTAGTACTTAAGTCTCCGAATACTCTTTCAGAAAAGATTAAAGAGAGAATGTTACAAGCATGGGTTGCAAGATATAACCCACAATCAGGAGGTCGTAGACCTCTATTCCTTGACGGAGGATTAGAGGTTGAAAACTTGACTGAGATTAACTTTAAGGAATTAGATTTTCAAGAAGGCATAAAGTCAAACGAAAGAATTATTTTAGAAGCGATGGGAATACCACCAATTTTAATGGATGGTGGTAATAATGCAAACATCAGACCGAACCATCGTTTGTACTATTTAGAAACAGTCTTACCAATAGTAAGAAAAATAGGGTATGCAGTAGAGCGTTTCTTTGGTTTTGAACTTTCTGAGGATGTAACAGGTATACCTGCTTTACAACCAGAATTGAGAGACCAAGCCGCGTACTATGCAACTCTTGTGAATACAGGGATTATGTCCCCAAATGAAGCAAGAGAGGCACTTGGCAAAGAACCAGTTGATGGTTTTGACGAGCCAAGAGTTCCTGCAAATATAGCAGGATCTGCAGCAAATCCCGAAGAAGGTGGCAGACCTACAGAGGCAGCCCCAAGCGAGGAAGAATAATATGACTAAAGATAAGATGGCAAAAGCATTATCAGATTTTTGTAAGAAAAATAAAGTTGAGTCTATGAATTTAGCTACTTACAAATCTTATGGTAATGATGTACCAGTAAAAGATTATCTTCTTAGACGTGCTTTTGGTTCATGGAACAGAGTATTATCTGCTATGAAAAAACGACATCCAGTTGTTTTAGCAGCTCCTACTCCAGCACCAAAGAAAGAGGAGAAGAAAGATGTCAAGTAAAATTTATCACTGGACTAGCACTTTTAAATCCCTCGGTGAAACAGATGATGGCGGAGTAGAAATTAAAGGTTCTGCTAGCACTAACTCTTTAGATAGAGCGGGTGACATCATTGAGACTCAAGCATGGATGAAAGGTGGTCTAGAAAATTTTAAAAATAACCCTATTATTTTGTTTAATCATAACTATGATAAACCAATTGGTAGAGCAAAAGATTTACAAGTTACTGATAGTGGCTTAGAAATATCTGCAAAGATATCTAAAGCAGCAGGAGATGTAACACAACTAATCAAAGATGGTGTCCTTGGAGCATTTTCTGTCGGTTTCAGATGCAAGGACTCCGAGTATATGACTGAAACTGATGGATATAAAATTAAGGACGCGGAACTTTTTGAAGTTTCTGTAGTATCAGTACCTTGCAACCAAGGGGCAACCTTTGGATTAAGCAAGTCATTTGATTCTATGGATGACTATAACGAGTTTAAGCAATCTTTTTATAAGGCTAACTCAAACGATTCAGCAGACGCTGTTGAAATTGAGCAGCCAAACGGGGCACAAGCCCAAGAAATGGAGACTAATATGTCAAATGAAAAGCAAGCTCCTGAAAGCAAACCTGAGTTTGATCTTGATTCATTCGCACAAGAGGCTGCTGAGAAAGCAGTAGCTGAATATGCTATGAAACAAGCTGAACAGAAGGCTGCAGAGCAAAAAGCTGCTGAGGAAGCTGAAGAAAAGGCTGCTCAAGAAGCTGAGGTTCAAAAAGCCGCTGAGGAAGCTAAACAGGAAGAGCAAAAAACTATCGTTCAAGCTGGAATATCTGGCGCCGAGAAGTTAATGTCTGATGTTGAAGCACGGGTAAAAGATGACTACTCTAATTTAGAGCAAGTCGTTAAGTCACTTGAGGCACAACTTGCTGAGAAATCTGAAGAGATCATGAACATTCGTGAGTCAAAAAGAGTTTTCTCTGACAGACAGCAAAATCAAGGTGATTGGAAAAAAGCTTTTGAACAAGACATCGTTGATGCAAAATTTGCTGGTTTAGCGACTGGTAAAGGATGGGACAACGATTATGCTAAGAGTGTAATGGAGAAAGTCAACGCACATTCAGGTGTTGGTGTATCTTCTGCAGACTTTGAGCAAGTTGTTTCAACTAACGTAGAAAGAGATATTCAAAATGAATTAGTTCTAGCACCTCTCTTTAGAGAAGTACCTATGACTTCTGCAAACATGATTATCCCAATCTTACCAGACAGTGGTTATGCTGAATTTGCTTCAGCTCAAACTGCTAGTGGTTCCTCACCACATGGTAACTTAGCTGAAAGAGGCGACACATACGGCTCACCTTTTGGTGGTGTTGATATGACTGAAAGAACTCTTTCAACCAAAAAACTTATTTCACAATCATTCTTAGGTAATGAAACTGAAGAAGATGCAATCCTACCAATTCTTCCTTTAATTAGAGAATCAATGGTAAGATCACACGCTAGAGCAATTGAAAACTCAATCCTAGCTGGTGACGATGCTGACGGTGCTTTTGGTACTTCAGGCGCATCTTATGAAGGTCTACTTCACCTAGCAAGAAATGATTCAGACTTCACACAATCAACAACTGCTTTTGCAACTGATAGTGTAACAGCCGCTGAGTTACTTGCAATGAGAAAGAATATGGGTAAATACGGTGTTAACCCTT